ATTGCATTAGCTTTCTCCTTCGTAGATCAAATCAACCCCGACTCTCGGGATGTCCTTCTCCTTCACCTTCTTGTCGCGTGGCGGTTCGATCTTCGCCACCACCCATGTCCAGAAATCTGCAAGGCGTAAATGCAGCCAGTCCCAGTATTCGGTTGACCGAGCTACTCGCCAGACCTTCATACCTTGCGGCGTCCAACAGATGAAGGCTGCCCACTGTCTGTTGGTAATTTCAAGTTGCCCTTGCACTTGCGCCATGTAGTAGGGCGGGATGGCGTCGTACAGTTGCTGGCTGTACGGGCACTTGATCTCGCCGATGCCGTCGTCGTTAATCAGCATGTCGGGTGAGCACCCCAACCATGCGTGTGCTGGATGCACGACGAAGCCGACGCGCTCGATTCTTGGTTCCGGCCATGTGCGATTGGCGTAAGAGGTGACAGCGTTGTCCTCGTGCTCCTCGCCCCACTGCGTTGCCGGGTTGCCCTCAAAGGTCTCAAGTCCCATCGTCCTGCGCCACAACTGTTGGCGAGAACCCGGGCCCATGCCAGCGGCTTGCCCGAACGTGGAGGCAGTGAGCTTGCCCTTGCGTTCTTCGAACCACTCGGGTGACTTCTGTGGGGCGCTCATGCCTGTCCCTTAGCTGACGCAATACGTTCATCGATCTGCCACTTCAACTCTTCAAGCAGATCGGTGATCTTCTCGCCGTGACCAGTGGCGTAGCCGTTGGCAATCATCCATCGCGCTACCTTCTCGCGTTGCACGTTGACCGCAGCAGCAACCATGTACGCAGCAGCCAGCCCAGCGAAGGCTTCTAAGTCATCGATACACGGAAACACCCAGTACTCACGCTCAATCAGTGGGCGCATCTCATGGAACGCACCGGCTTCCTTTGCCATGTTGATGATGTTCTCTCGACTCATTCCAGCCCTTTCGACAGTGCGGTTGCGTACTCCTTGCACACCGCCTTGAGCTTGGGGTTCAAGGTCTCGTAGACCTTGCGCAGGTCTTCGACTGTCTTGCAGTTGGCCAACAGTTCCTTGGCCTGCGTGACTTCGTCGACGGTGACTTCAGCAACAGGCGGCTCGGGCTTTTTCTCTTCTTCGGGGATGTCTTCCCCGGCGTAGATATAAAGACCGAGACCATGCAGGGCGATGGCCTTGGCCAAGCACCGCTGCATGGCGGTGTTGACTTGGAAGGAATCGGGATTCGGGATGGGCTTGTTCTTGTAGTCCATCACCGGCAGTTGCGCGGTGCGCTCAACACCGAAGGCGCGGACGGTGCAAAACACCATCGCGGTGGCACCAATGCGCACGTAGGGAACGTCGTCTTCGATTAACCGACCGTCGGGATCGAAGCTTTTTTCTTTGCCGAACTTGTACTCCCACGTCGCAGTGGGATCGCGCTGGAGAAGCTGGTCAACCGCAAACGCCCAGCTTAGGTAAGAGAGGTTGTTTTTCTTTTCAACGTACTCGTTGACGTTGACGGCTCGCAACTTGGCGAAGTTGGTATCTTCCATGATCTTGTCTCCCGCAACCAGTGAGTTGGTTGTTTCGAGTGCCAATTATCATGGGAATCAGTTGGATTGACAAGGATATTTGTATTAAAGTGTGCAACTTGTTGTAAACAAACGGGAAAATCTGTGATCTGTTGCTACTTCGGTAACGCACCGTAGAACCGACGCTCGAACATCACGCCCACAATGTGGGCATTTTTGCCGGAGTGAACAACATCGAAGTCTTGGTTGAGCGGGATGACTTCATAGCCCTGCCCACGCACGCGATAGGTGCCCAGCACCATGAGCTTCTTGTCTACCATCACCATGACGGTATCGCTGGGGCGCGGGGTTGACGATCTGTCAAAAAACAAGTGGTCGCCGTTTTGAACGGCAACGCCGCTGCGCCCCGGCTCCGAAGCTTCTGATACCCAGCATTTGCCCGGGGTTCCCCGGTCGGTCAGTAGGTAACCGCTCGGCTCCTGCGGATCGCCGCGTGCAAACCGTAACGCCTCATCGTGGCCACGGAAGATCGGCACGCTGTGGAACTTGTGCGGCGTACCGTTGGTACTCATGGAGACGGTCGGGTCTCGGGGGCTGCCCTCGCCGGTCGCCAACCAATTCGGGTTGACCCCCAAGATCTCTGCAATCTTGATGGTGTAGCGCGAGGCTGTAGCCTCGTGTTCAGCGGCACAAAGATAGCTGATGGTTTGCTGCTTGGTACCCACGGCGCGAGCAAGTTCCGCCTGCGTCATTCCACGTTCCTTGAGTAGCCTGCGGACGCGCATTCCCAGCGTAGCCATAGTTTCTCCAGTCTGTTGCAACAAGCTCATACTAAGCCCGACTTGTTAGGAATGCAAATAATTTGAGCGTAATACAAGCTGCCTTGTGCGAAAAGTGTTGCACCGAATTTAAAAAACAAGGAAACTTGTTCTCTGTGGATAGGTGACGGGTCGCTCCCGAGACCGAACGCCCGGGGGATTTACTCCCTTTCACCCGGGCTTCCACCCCCTTTACGGGGTTCGATTGAAAGGGCTCGGGAGAACGGATGCACTACTACTACTGGAACGTCAAAGATTACCTCAGTCATACGTCACACCTGACGGATGCCGAGGATCTGGCCTACCGCCGGATGCTCGACCTGTACTACCAATCCGAGCGTCCGTTCCCCGACGTCGACCATGTGGCGCGGCGCATCCGCGCCTCCGCAGAGACCGTCGAGATGGTGTTACGGGAGTTCTTTACGCAAGAAGCGGATGGTTGGCACAACAAACGGGCGGACGAAGAGATCATCAAGTACCGCAAGCTCGCTGAAGATGGACGTCGCGGTGCAGAAAAGCGTTGGAAGAACAAGGAGTCTGTTGTGGAAAAAGATGGGGAGGCTATAGCCCCCCTATTGCCACCCCATAGCCACCCCAATGCCACCCCAATAGCAACCATTAACCATTACCCATTAAATAAAGTAAAGAAAGAAAAACATACGCCACAGGTGGCGGATCTTTTTCCTGACGTAAGTCCAGAAGTCCTCGAATCCTTCATCAAGGTACGCCGCTCCCTTCGCGCACCGATCACCGAACTCGCGGCCACCGGCATCAAGCGCGAAGCGGCCAAAGCCGGGATTAGTGTGGAGGCTGCGCTCACCATGTGCGTCGAGCGTAGCTGGCGTGGGTTCAAAGCTGAGTGGGTTCGAGACAAGGCGGACTCCAAGGGATTTGACTGGGACGCCGAGCTACGGGGGGCGATATGAGCGCAGAGATCGCCAGCATCCGGTTCTGCACAAGCTGCCAGTCAGATCGCTCCACTGAAGGCGGGGTCTACAAACCCACCCGTCGCACCGCCCGTTGGGTTTGCAAGAGTTGCGTCGAGCGCAAGACCGAGAGCATCTACAAGAACCGCTCCGGCAAGCCTGCCGACGTAGCGAAGATCATGTCGTACCTGTTGAGAAAGAGGGCGGCATGAACCCGAACCTCGACACCATCCTCGGCAATCTCAAGAAAGTCCGTGGCCGCAACGGCAACTGGGTCGCCTGCTGCCCTGCTCACGAAGACCGCTCACCGTCGATGACGATTCGGGAAACAGCAGACGGCACGATTCTTATGCACTGCTTCGCAGGTTGCTCCATCGGGGCAATCGCCGAAGCCTTGAGTGTAGATCTGTCCGATCTGTTCCCACCCAAGGAAGGAGATCACCGCCCACCGGTACGTCGCCGGTTCATCGCCGCCGATCTGCTGAAGGTTATTGCCTTCGAGGCTCGCGTCGTGGCGGTGTGCGCCTCAGACATGGCGAGGGGGATCGAGTTGTCACCCGAGGATCGCTCGCGCTTGCAGGCCGCCTCCGCTCGCGTCCTCGAGGCGTTGGAGATGGCCGATGTCTAGCCTCACACGCATCGAGAAGGTCGCGCTCCGACTGGATGAGAGTCGATCCACACGCCTACGCCAAGAGACTGTGGACTTTGATGCCTACCTAACGGCGCGGGAAGAAGACATCGGTCGCATCAAAACCGCTGACGGGTTCCGCCAGAATCTGATCGAGGAGTTCTTCGGCGACGAGAAGCGGCACGGCCTTACCCTGCCGTGGCCAAAGAGTCACGACAAGTTTCTCATTCGCCCGGGCGAGGTGTCGATCTGGACGGGCTTTAACGGACACATGAAGTCCATGTGCACCGGCTACGTGATGCTGCACCTGTTGTTGCGTGAACAACAGAAGGTCTGCATTGCCAGCTTCGAGATGAAACCGCAGAAGACCCTGCGTCGTATGGCTTCTCAAGCGTTGGGTATGCGGTACCCGGACGAGCCACTGGTGCACAAGTTCTTGGACGCCCTCGAGGGCAACCTGTTCCTGTACGACCAGCAGGGTGAGGTCAACCCGGAGCGAATCTTAGGCGTCATCTACTACTGCGCCGAGCAGCTTGGTATCAACCAGTTCGTCATCGACAGCCTGATGAAGGTGGTCGCCAACGAGGATGACTACAACGGACAGAAGCGGTTCATCGGTCAACTCTGTGCTGCGGCCAAGGATCTCAACATCCACATCCACCTTGTGCATCACTCGAGGAAGCGTGATGACGAAGCCCGACGCCCGGGTAAGCAAGACGCCAAGGGAACGGGTGCCATCGTCGACCAGTGCGACAACTTCCTCACCGTCTACAAGTTCCCGCGCAAGGAAGGTGACGGGGATGACAAGCCCACGCACGGGCTGTACGTGGACAAGCAACGGCACGGCGAGTTCGAAGGTCTGTTGTCGCTGTGGTTCGACGACAAGACATTGCAGTTCAGAGAGTCGCACACCAACACATGGTTGAGGTTCGTCGAATGAACACCGAAGAACAGAGGAAGCGCAACCGAGAACTCATGCCCAACGTCGCAAAGATGATGGACGAGTGGCGTGCAGTGTTCCCAGATCTCAAGCTGATCTGGGCAAAAGATCTGGAGACGGGACATGAGGTGGGTAAGAAATCTTATGTCGACCCCAACAGATTGGTGAAGCCGTCTGTTGAGACGGTGGCCAAAGTCCAAACAACAAAGAGCGGGAGGAGGAGATGAGCGACAAAGTAGAAGCACGACTGCAAGAGTTGAGATCGATGAGCGAAGCGTTTGCTTCGGCATACGGCGAGCGCAACTACCTTGAAGAATTTAAGAAGTCCAAGCTCGCCATTCTTATGAAGGACATG